GCACATTGCATATGTAGAACTTGGTGAACGTAAAGCTGGTAATCCATATGACACATTTCGTGATTGGTACACCAAAGACTTTCAATCGTTTATTGAGTATAATATACAGGACGTTGAGATTGTCGATAAGCTAGAAGACAAGATGAAATTGATAGAGCTGTGTCTTACGATGGCATATGATGGTAAGGTTAACTATATTGATGTTCTTGGTTCTGTTCGGTATTGGGATGTACTCATATATAATTATCTAAGAGATAAGAACATCGTTATACCTCAAAAGAAGAACTCTAAGAAGGCAGAACAATTTGAAGGTGCGTATGTTAAAGACCCCCAAGTGGGTATGCATAAATGGGTTATGTCATTTGATTTAAACTCACTGTATCCACATCTGATTATGCAGTATAACATATCGCCAGAGACACTACTTCCTAGTAAGAAACAGGATGGTCTGGTAGACAAGATTTTAGAAGGTAAGGTTAGGAATGATACCGAGCATAGTATGACACCAAATGGTGCGTTCTTTCGTAAAGATAAGCGTGGTTTTCTTCCTGAGATTATGGAGAGTATGTACAATGATCGTGTCAAATATAAAAAGCTTATGTTACAGGCTCAGCAAGAATACGAGAATACGAAGGACAAGTCTCTTCTCAAGGATATCTCAAGATACAATAACATCCAGATGGCGAAGAAGATATCTCTCAATTCGGCGTATGGTGCTATTGGGAATAATTGGTTTAGGTATTTCGATCTGCTGGTCGCTACAGCAATTACATCTAGTGGTCAGTTATCTATACGATGGATCGAAAAAAGTCTTAATATATATCTTAACAAACTTTTGGAGACAAAGAATGAAGATTATGTCATTGCATCAGATACAGACTCAGTGTACATCACGTTTGACGCTTTGGTTAGCAAAGTCTTTGGTGAATCAACAGAAACTAGCAAAGTGGTCGAGTTCTTGGACAAGGTGGCAACTACTAAGTTGGAACCATTTATTAATAGGTCTTATCAATCTCTCGCTGAAACTGTTGGAGCCTACGAACAAAAAATGATCATGTCCCGTGAAGTCATTGCAGACAAGGGTATATGGACTGCTAAGAAGAGGTACATTCTCAACGTACACGATAGTGAGGGCGTGAGATACAAAGAACCAAAACTCAAGATTATGGGTATCGAAGCGGTCAAGTCAAGTACGCCTGCACCATGTCGAGAGAAGATCAAAGAGTCACTGGACATCATAATAAACGGTGATGAGAAAATGCTAAATACCTTTATACAGGAGTTTAGAGAAGAGTTCATGACGTTATCACCAGAAGAGATCGCATTTCCACGTAGTTGTAATGGTGTCCTAAGATATAGTGACTCTTCTTCACTATACAAGAAGGGCACACCCATGCATGTTAAGGGAGCCTTGTTGTACAATCATTTGATTAAAGAGAAGAAACTGTCTGGCAAGTATCCCTATATTCAAGAGGGAGACAAGGTGCGATTTATAAACATGAAGCAACCCAACATATATCAGTCCAGTGCATTTTCGTTCATAACTTTCTTTCCAAAGGAACTTGACATTATGGACAGAATAGACTATGATGTACAATTCACTAAGAGTTTCGTAGAGCCTCTTAAATTCATCACTGAAAAGATAAATTGGTTGATAGACAATAGTTATGGTACACAAGGTAGTTTGGAGGATTTCTTCAATTGAGATATTATAGATACACACTAGATGAGCTAAAGGAATCTTCGGATCGTAAAAGATTCACATACATTTCATTCTTTGCAGGCGGCGGCGGATCATCCGCTGGTTATAAACTGGCAGGCGGTGATTGTCGATTTGTGAATGAGTTTCAACAGGTCGCAGTAGACACCTATCTAGAGAACTGGCCCAACACTCCTCATATATGCGGTGATATTAAGAATGTCACTGGAAAGAAAATCATGGAGATGACAGGACTCAAGGTAGGCGAGTTGGATATCCTTGACGGTTCTCCCCCATGCCCCCCATTCTCTATGTCTGGGACAAAGAAAAAGGGTTGGAACAAAGAGAAGATGGCTTACGGTATGAAGCAACAGAATATCGAAGACTTAACATGGGAGATGATTCGTATCGCTGGAGAAATGAAACCTAGAGTGATTATATGCGAGAATGTCAAGGGATTGACTATGGACTATGCAAAACAACATCTAGATCGCATGGTTACAGATTTTGAGAAGGAAGGATACACCACCACATACAAAGTCCTCAATGGAATACATTTTGGTGTTCCTCAAAAGAGACAACGTGTTTTCATAATATCAGTGCGTAATGATGTGCTGGAAGATATAGGTATGCCGTGGATGTTGATATCATCCCTATTTCCAGATGGTGCTATGAAAGAAGAGCCCACAATAGAGGATGCAATTGGTGATTTACGTCTAGACAATGAGAATAGTGTAGAAGCGTATGAACTATGTGAATCGATGAAGAAGTCAGCAAAATACAAGTGGTTAAAACGATTACCCAAGAATCCAAATAAAGTAGTATCAGTCGGTGACGATATCGTGGGCCCTTGGTATGATAAAGTGATTGCACATAGAAAGAAATGGGGCAAGAGTATACCAGAGAAAAAGAGTTCCTTCTACCAGAGTCGGCGAGTGCCCTGGCATCAGGCAAGCCACACGCTTAGCGAGCAGGGTATGCAAACAAGTCTTGCAGTACATTTACATCCAGAAGAGGATAGAGTATTCACTACCAAAGAGGGTAAGCGTATAATGACCCTGCCTGAAGATTATAAATTAACAGGTACACTCAACGAAAAACTTGCACGAATCGGTCTGATGGTAGCGCCGATGATGATGAAATTCGTTGCAGAATCAATTTACGAAAAAGTATTGGAACCATACCATGAAGCAAATAACAGCAAAACTTGATCTAGGCGAGAAAGAAACATTCTCTAAATGGAACGGTCAGTTCTATACAGAGGATGATTTGGATCAAATCGTCACTGTAACATCTGAGGATACAGCGATTTATCGTCCAGATGCAACTCTTGATGGCGAGGGAGTTCCTATTGCATATGTCATTACCAACGTATTTCCGAATGATGATATACGCAATGAATTGTATGCGATAGAAGAAACATCAGTCATGAGAGCCAACTGTTCAGGCCCGATAGACCCTGTAGAAATGAAGAAGAAGGGATTGATAGAGGGAGAACATTATAAACTAAGAAGTCCTAACTCCTACCATACTCGCACCAAGGCTGGTGGCTGGGGGATGATCGCATATGCAAACGAGATCAATTCCGTGATGATTGGTTCAAAAAGAGGAAGATTTACGGGTGCTCTTAATATCTCCAATGAAAAGATGTGGCATAAACTCAAAGAATTGTCAGTATATCATGAGAGTGCCATGAAGAAGGCAAACCCTGAGATATACAAAAGACAGAGCAAATTCGCAGAAGAAACCATAGAGAAGAAATACAGACACGGCATGATAACCACCCTCAGTGCAAATAGGTACTCAGCGATGCAGTCTAAAGCCATGTCTATTCATTCTGATGGGAAAGATGTAGAGTATACCACAATGTGTTGCTTTCGTCAAGGCGATTATACTGGAGCCTATCTATCCTTTCCACGATGGGGAATAGGAGTAGACCTCCCAGATAATTCCGTATGCATTGCAGATAGTCAGAGCCTTCATGGAGTCACACCAATATATGGGGCTGGACAACGATTCACTACAGTCGCATATACAGATAGGTCATGTGCTACTATAGGTAATATGGGTAAATCAGAGAGACTTATCGGCAAGTATGCAAAAAAAGAGAGTGGATCGTTAGAGAATTTTCTATAAGTCCTTGATTCTAAAAGAAAGCTTTGCCTTGACATATTCTATTCCATGTGGTACTATTAGTAATAATTGAGAGAATCATTGATAAAGGAAAATACATTATGAATACAGAACCAACTTTAGAATACTACTTGAGTAAAGTTTTTGAAATTTGCTCTAAAAAAGGAATCGAAGACCCTTTAGATAAGTGCAAATATCGAGAGATTATTGCTGCTGAGAAACTTGGAATGGATTTGTTTGTGGGTGCATCTGGTGGTAAGTATAATGATGAGACTTACGGTGCCGATGCGACAGACCCAAATGATAATAATGGGAAGGTAGAGTTTAAGTCTGCTAAGATGACCAAGGTGCAGTATGAAAAATATAAGAATGGAGTGCTAAAGAAAAAGTATATGATGGTATATAATGGTGCATATGATAAATCTTCAATTGCACGATATGCCAATGTTCGCCAAATTTTAAACCTGTTTTATAAAGCAAAACTGGTTGCGTCTGTCGAAGTTCCTATTGATTACGTCTTGAAAACTCTCAATGAGAACCTTGATTATGACAATGCTCGCCGTGCAAAAGGTGATATCGTCACCACAAACTGTAATTCGGTTGGAGTTCAGTTTGTAAATAACATACCAACTGTTGGAGAAATTATTTGATTGTAAATAAAAACTGCTTGGACTATCTGTCTACTATAGAGAATGAGTCTGTTGACCTTATCCTCACTGACCCACCCTATTTCATTGGATTTGATGGCGGAAAAGGCTGGGATAGTCAATGGAAGACAGAAAAAGAATATCTGGATTGGTGTAAACTATGGACTGATGAGTGCGTGAGGGTGCTAAAACCTAATCGGATGTTAGTCGTATGGGGAACACTCAAAACAGATACTTTTTTACGATACAAGCTTGATATTCTAAACTCATATGAGTCTATGAATGGTCAGAACGAAATCATATGGGGATACAACTGGGGTGGTAGAACCAAGAGTAATTTTGCAAGAAAACATGAGTATGCATGGTGTTACAGCAAAGGTAAAGATTTTCTGTTCAATGATCATGACATACGAGTGGAGCGTAAGGTCAAAAAGAATTTGAGAACAGGCAAAGAACATACACAAGGTACTATTCCAACGTGCATTTGGGAGAAGAACAACCACACCACATCAAAAGAATTTGTAGGGTGGCATCCAACAACTAAAAATGTTGACATATTAGAGCGCATCATTCGTGCATATAGTAATGAAGGAGACAATGTATTGGACATATTCTCTGGAAGTGGAAGCACAGCTGTTGCATCACTACGATGTAATAGAAAAGTAATGGGATGTGAGTTGGATGAGGAGTATTATGGTAAATCTCTCACACGCATAGAAGAATCTATGGGTTTAACGAAGTTTATAAATGCATAATGAAATATTACAAACCTAAAGAGATCGTCACCAAGAGCCACTTTCTCGTAAACACATTATGGCCCATAGAGGGTAGTAAAGGAAACACCTACTCAGTGAAGATGCATGAGAAGGGGTTTACGTGTGACTGTCAAGGGTTCACGTATAGAGGAAAGTGTAAACATACTTTACAAGTCACCTCCCTGTTAACGTCCT